CAAGCTGTTGTTACAGCATGAGCACGGGGTATACCACATGTGGTCCACTGGACGTGGACAAGGTATGCCAAACCTTAGCACGTTATTGAAGCATCAGCTCGTTAACCGAGGCACCTACAAAGGGGTGGATGGTAAGATAAATTATACCGTCTCCGGTTGTAGGATGTCAGGGGATATGAACACTAGCCTCGGTAATGTTATTATCATGTGTAGCTTAATGCATTCGTACTTTGAAAGCAAAGGGCTACTTCATCAAATTAAGTTGCTGAATGATGGGGATGATTGTGTGATCATCATGGATAGGAAGAATTTGGATAAGTTTCAATTTGGACTCCAAGAATGGTTCTTGGAGATGGGTATTACGATGGAATATGATGGAATCTATACCTCATTAGAGGAAATTGAATTTTGTCAATCACATCCAGTTAGGTTTGGAGATGAATATAGGTTGTGTCCACGACCAACCAAAAGATTGTATTCTGATCTTATTTCAACTAAACCGTTGTGTTTCCCAAAAGTGTATGAATACATTTTGGGGGCAGTTGCTGGATGTGGTTTGGCTTGTTCAAGTGGTTCGCCGATATTCCAATCCTTTTACCAGTGGCTCGGACGTGGAGCCACACCATGGATACCCGGTCAGGGTAGTCATTATTATAAGTTTCGACAGGAGTTGGTGGATGGTCTCGCTTTTAAAGCTAGAGAGCCCACCATGGAGGAGAGAATTTCCTTCTATTTTGCTTTCGATATTACCCCAATCGAACAAGTCACTGTTGAGAAATATTTTGATGGGTTACCTGATCCCTTATGGAGCAAACCTAAGTTCAAACCTACTCGGATACTTAGACCCATTCTAAGTCTCGTCCCGCCTGAGCAGAAAAACAGAGGATGTTCTGATTTATAAAACGGTCGTGAACCGGTATTCACACTAGATATATACATATATACATATTAATTACATGTGCTGATCGTATCAGTAGACGTATGGACTGTACGCAGTTTCGCGCAGCTGAGTTAGACTCCACCAACATTGATTACGGCCAGAATAGTTTAATGCGCCCTTAGAACTTATATGGAGCGCCTTGTTGGGAGAGTGGGAGAGGTATTTACCTCAGGGTGCGTAGCCGAGTGCCCGCTTAAGGATTCGAGAGAATCCCAGAAAGTTTGGCTGCGTGGGCGATAGCAGATTTAGGATTGAGGTGTCCACTTCTGCGAAGTACTGCCTTACTAATAATAATAGAAATAAAGCTGGTGTAGCTAAGAATAACACCAACAACAACAAAACAAACGTGCGGAGAACTAATCCCAAAACAACAGCCGCACCTACTATCGGACGAGCTAATAACGGAATCCGAATTAAACATCGAGAGTTTGTGACTAGCCTAAACACTACCAATGCTGGTTTTCTCGGCTGGAGTACTAATACCAGTTCGGAAGAACCTTTGGTCCTGATGGTTAATCCTGGAGATGGCATGACATTCCCATGGTTGAGCTCTATTGCTCCCAATTTCGAGCACTA